GGAACAACCACGCCAAGTTTTATACTAGATGTGGTAAAATCACAAAATGCATCAACTGTTGCCCGTGCATATAATGGTGATACCGGTTCGGCCGCTGCAGGTGTGTTTGTTACCCAATCTGATGTTGGTACAATGAATATGTTTACTGCCAGTTCCACTTATCCAGGTGGAGCAGGAATGTCGGCACTTCAGGTGACCACAAACACCCCATTGAGTTTTTGGACCAACAATACCCAACGTATGGAGATTGCCGCCGACGGTGCCTTGCTTATTAATACTACTACGCAATACTCAACGCCGTATGGAACTACACAAATAGCGTTCCAAGCGGATGGCGCCGGTTTTACGTTGTTAAGTCCTGGAGCAAGCGGCGGGGCTGTTCCAACAGCTATTGTATTTCTAAATGCTGCTGGAACTCCTTCTGGGTACATAGCTGTAAGCGCAACCACAGTTTCTTACACATCGCTTTCCGACTACCGGTTGAAAAAAGACGTAGTACCAATGACCGGGGCAATGACCAGAATCAAAGGTCTAAAACCCGTTACGTACAAATGGATTTCAGACGACTCCTACGGTGAAGGCTTTCTAGCGCATGAATTGCAAGAGGTTGTTCCAATCGCTGTAACTGGAACAAAAGATGAAACATCAGAAACCGGCGACATAAGGCCTCAAGGTGTAGACACTGCCAAACTAGTAGCCATCTTAGTTGCAGCAATGCAAGAACAGCAAGCCGTCATTGAGGCCTTGATAGCCCGCATCGTGGCGCTTGAATCTAAATAACCTAACGAAATAATATAACTACATTTGACTGGCAAATTGATGCATTGGAACATCCAACACAGGTATCTGGATTCTTGGTAAACTTTTAAAAAACAGGCACCTGAATAACTAAATTTAATCGCACTTGCATTGCACTGGCATAAATGTATGTGTGACTATATTATCTCGACAAATCTACAAAGATGGGCTAGCTAAACCCATAATCGCAGCAGGCGGCAGCATACATCCATTGATCATTCCGGCCAAACTTACTTCGGGTACCGGGTTAATGAACCCATCGGTTTATGTAGACGGACAAACTCTTTTGGTAAATCTACGCCATGTGAACTACACATTATGGCATAGCGAACACAAAAAGTTTGAACACAGATACGGTCCGCTGCAATATCTACATCCTGAAAACGATATTCATCTACGCACATGGAATTACATGTGCATAATGAACCCAGATCTCACAATCAACAACGTAATAAATGTAGACACATCCAAATGTGATCAAACACCTATATGGGAATTTGTAGGGCTAGAAGATGCACGATTACTGCGTTGGGATAACAAGTTATGGTTAACCGGTGTGCGTCGAGACACTACCACCCACGGCGAAGGCCGTATGGAACTATCCGAAATTAGTATTAACACTAATCAGGTACTGGAACTACAACGAAAACGTATACCTGCTCTGGGTGATAATACCAGTTATTGCGAAAAGAATTGGATGCCGGTGCTGGATCAACCATATACCTATGTAAAGTGGACCAATCCCACAGAAGTAGTAAAGTACGATATTAACACCGGGCAGACTAATACTATATTTTCCGATAAAGAAAATCTTATACCGGGTGTACCAGACTTCCGTGGTGGCAGTCAAGTAATACCCTATGGCGAGAATTACATAGCAATTGTGCATGAAACAAATTTGTTCAATAGTCCGGCCGGTAAAAAAGATGCCACCTATAGACATAGATTTATAATGTGGGATCGCAACTGGAAATTGCTAGCCTACACTGATGCATTTAGCTTCATGAATGCTGATATCGAGTTTTGTTGTGGCGCAGCCTGGTACCAAGGGCACTTGTTAGTGAGTTTTGGATTCCAGGACAACTGTGCATTTATCTTAAAGATACCACGAACATGTGTAGATCAATTTATTCAACAAGCGAATCGTACCAAATCAACAGTATCTGCAATTATACACGATGGTAAATCACATAAGTTTGATTGGGGAGTATTGGCTAATAACCGTTGGTTCCAGGCCACAGTTATGAACGAAGTATTTGTTGATAATGCTTATCAACGGTTCTTTGAAGTAGTACCCGGGGATGTGGTTGTTGACATAGGTGCCAGTGCCGGCCCATTTACTTGGAGCATTGCATCTAAACACCCCAGCCGTGTGATTTGTCTTGAACCACAACAAGATCTATATCCTACTCTGGTAAAAAATACCAGTCATACAGGACTAGATGTTACAACTATAAACAAGGCTCTGGGCCATTCTGATGGTATGAATTATCTATGTGGATTGTATGATGAAAACATAGTAAATCACTCCAATGGAGTTGATGATAGAAAAATAGTAGACACAATCAAATTTAGTACACTGATTTTGGAACAAAAACTCACACACATCGACTTTCTTAAAATGGATATTGAAGGCGGAGAGTACGATGTGTTCAACGATGATAATCGTGAATGGATTCATAACAATGTACGCAAAATTGCCATGGAGGTTCACCTGGCAACCGATGATCAGAAAAATAAATTTCGCAAGTTCAGAGACACATACTTAAAAGAGTTCGCTGATTTTCAGGTGCTCAGCCTTGACTATGTTGATATCAAATGGAGTCTGTGGAATGATTGGTTTATAGATCGTTACATGGCAATTATGATTTATATCAACAATCCAGTTACAGCACCGGTGAAACAAAAGTGGCAGCACTACCCTGCACCCACACTTGAAATCACTACAATCATTCCAGAAAAAGGGTGTGTAGTTGACTGCGTATTTTGCCCACAACGTACCCTGGAAGAAGTTTACAAGGGTACTCGAATATTAACATTAGATGCATTCAAAAGCATGGTTGACAAAATACCTAAAGATGTACGCATTACGTTTGCTGGATTTACAGAACCGTGGATGAACAAATACTGTACCGACATGGTAGTATACGCACACGATCAAGGTCATCCGGTTAGTGTGTTTACCACCGGTGTTGGTGTTAGCACGGAAGATATGGAAGCTATTGTACATATACCATTTGCCGGCAACCCTAATGGCGGATTTGTATTGCACTTGCCCGATGCTGAGATGCTGGCAAGACATCCTATTACGCCGGGATATCTCAAAACCCTAGAATGGATGCGAGACAATCGGCACAGAATTGAGAATTTTTCTGTGATGAGCATGGGCAAAGAATTGCATCCCAGTATCCGACATATATTCGATTGGGCACCTAGTTACGAGATGTGGAGCAGAGCCGGCAACCTCATTAGAGAAAGCGTGGCCAAACCACAATTGATTACCTTGCGTGATCGGTGGAATGCCATCACACACACAGGGCCAAAGACATGTGGCTGCATTGAAGGATTGTATCACAATGTGTTGTTGCCCAATGGCGATGTAAGTTTATGCTGTATGGATTATGGATTAGATCATATCATTGGCAATTTAAACAAACAAACATACGAGGATCTTATACCCCAAGACCAGACTTGTTACGACTTATGTAACTACTGTGAAAACGCTGTAGATCCTAAAGAAAAAATTATAACCTTATATCGTTAATATGCAACATCTAGCCAAGTTTATCAAAGACTCAGAAGACCCAGTGATCAACTTTGCTTTAGGGCAAGAATATGAAAGCATAGGGCAAACTGGTGCAGCTATTAGTTTCTATCTACGTACAGCAGAGCGTAGCACCACCGACCTGCAACAATACGAAGCATTGATGCGTTGCTGCCTTTGCTTAGAGAAACAAAAAACAAGAGATGATACAGAAAAAGGATTGTTGCTGAAATCCATAGCACTGATCCCATCTAGGCCCGAAGCATATTTCTTACTGAGCCGGGTTCATGAAAATCGTACAGAATGGCAAGAAAGTTATACCATTGCTACCCTGGGGCTAACATATTCAGACTTTGATAGCAAACCACTGGTAACTGATCACTATCCAGGATATTATGGATTGTTGTTTCAGCAAGGTGTAGCAAGTTGGTGGGTTGGTCTCACTGAGCAAAGCCGACAGATCATGCTATTTCTTCGTGACAACTATAAAATGTTGCCAATGTATGCAACCGCAGTGAATAATAATCTTACAAATTGCGGGTTGCCTAAAATACCACTGAATCAACAAGCTAGATGGAATATTGCACCAGATACTGCTCCTTTGTTCACACACACTTATTATGATGCAACAATGTTGCCACGTATTAGATTGTCATTTGCTGGCATAGAAACAATAGAGAAAAACTTCAGTCAAAGTTATCAGGACTTGTTTGTGTTAACAGCTACCAATGGAAAACGCAATGGGCAATATCTTGAAGTTGGCAGCGCCGAACCATTCTATGGCAATAATACAGCTTTGCTAGAAACCGAATTTGGATGGAAAGGTCTTAGCATAGAAATTGAACAGACCAAAGTTGATGATTTTATATCCAAGCGCAACAACACGGTGCTATGCGCTGATGCAACCAAAGTTGACTATGCTGCATTTTTATCCGGCTTTAGATTTACCAAAGACATGGATTATTTGCAAGTAGATTGCGACCCACCGGAAATCTCTTTTGATATTTTAAAACGTATCCCGTTTGATCAATATAGATTTGCTGTAATAACATTTGAACACGATTATTATTGGAATCAAACTGTAAGAGACCCCAGCAGAGAATATCTCAAAAGTCAAGGTTACGAACTAATAGTCAGCGATGTTGCTTATAACAACGTGCATAGCTATGAAGATTGGTGGGTACATCCTGCGTTAGTTGATGAAGCCACAAGAGATAAACTTCGAGATCTCGGCGACAACATAAAGTTTGCTACAGACTATATGTTTCCTACCTGATGCAGGTAAGTTCTAAAGATGTTATTTTCTTCTGAATAGTATCTAAGTTTACAGTATTCCACAATCCTGGATGCAACGGTCTTGGCCAGCGTCCAGATTCAATCCATGCATATCCTATATGTTCATGATTCAACGTGGGGATAAACTCCAAATCCACTTTGCACCAAAAGGTGTTATATTCAAATGCAAAGTCCGGGCTAGTGAATTTCTCAATGGGTATCAATTGCACATAGTCGGGGATAGTACCTAGTTCTTCGATGCATTCTCGCTCAACCGCAGCAATCAATGTTTCGCTGTGTTCTACTTTCCCACCAACTAGTCCCCATGTGTCGGGATATTTTGAATCATTGCGTAACAGGTAAAGATACCGGTTACTACTAGGGCAGTAAAACCAAACCCCAACAGCTTCTACAATACCAGATTCCATGTGCCACCTGTGTATAATCCATCAATGCTCTTTACCCATTTGGTACCATTCCAGTAGAACTGTATACCAGTGGTCAAGTTAATTACGTATTGAGCATCTGAGGTATCTCTACTGTTAAATGCAATCTCCCAGCGAATCCCATTGTATTCAATGATGTCATTGGCATTGGCGATCAATGGCTGGCCGCCTGTGCCTTCCCAGGCCAATGGGTTAGCAGGATTGTCGGCATTGCCTGTATTCTCGTTGAGCAAGTATCGTTGACCTGTGGCACTATCGGGTAATCCGTCTCCGGGTGCAGCAGTCAACGGATTGATAACAGCATCCACAGGACTCAATGTGTTTTGTGGTGCAGTATCTGGATTAATATTGTAAATCAACAATCGATCATCGGCTGGATTCACAGCAATGGTGCCAATGATACTGCTATCGGGGGCCCATGGGTTGTCTAAAGTGATGTAGCTGATACCCGGCCGTAACACACCATATGCACCAATCACAGTGGGCCAAGTAATTTGCGGGTTCTCTACTATGGGAAACGTAAACGGAGCCAAACTAATACGATCCGGATTAACAGGCTGTGGTGGCTGCAATACTTGTAACTGTCCGTCTAACAATAATACTTGATAACTCCATGGCGTGACCTTGACTCTAGTACCCAACAATAAATCATTTTGAGTTAATGCATTAACAGCATCGCCTTGTGCATCAAACACACTGGCAATCACACGCTCTACCACACCCAGTTTCTTGACCTTGGCCGGCGAACTAATCCAGATAGGCATGCTGAATGTCATGGTCATGATGTCAATGGGATTGTCGGTGCCTACTGGTACGGTTCTAGAACTCCACTTTACATTGTCAAGATTACACACAGTGAGACTAGTCCAGTCAATGTAGTTGTCTGTGGCTTGTATTTCCAATGCAGGATTAAACAGCGTGGCAATCTGTTCAAACAACTGCATCTTTTGATTGGTGTTGCTGGTCCATATATCCAAGTCAATAGTGAGCTTGTAAGGCACAGGCATTAGTCTTTCAATTTGAAATGCATTGCCTTGTGTGGTTTCGTAGCTTTCGGTACCTGGATCCCATGTGCGTTGACGCACAAACATCTTGTTCACATGGTAAGGCTCTTGCATGCGATCTCTGTCATAGGTTAATCCAGTGATATGAAAGGTCATCAGTGGAGTGGCATTCAAACTGTTGGCGGAGTTTTGATTCAAAATCGTTTGTGCTTGTCTGCTGGCATCACCATAGCGGATGGGCACACGTATTAGATCACTTGTACCTTGTTCGTTGCGTCCGTATTCAACTTCGAACAAGCTGAACATGCGGGTAAATTGCAGCAGATAGCGACGTATCTGATCATCGTTGAAAAACATTTGGCTCATAGTCTATGCTCCGGGTACAACACTTCGTCAATGAACTTGTTGATCACTGCTT